GTGATGGCTTGTGAGTAGTTTCGGGCAAGGACATCTACTGACTCCCGAATATCCCCAGGTAGTCCCGCATCAGGTAGGGACGAAAGGTCATTGGGTACAGGTTCTTCTGGTGGTGACATGATCACTAGGTTACTACATCACCCAAACTATTTGTTACGTATCTGTGACACATGCTCGAACACGTAGTAAATTCACGGTCACAACGACATGAGAGGTGAGTTGTGAATGAGATGACCGATGGCTAGAGGTGAATCGTTTCCCGACGAAGCACGAACAGCACGTCTGGCACTGGAAACAGCGACTTTGGCCAACCTACGACTGCTCACCATCGGTCGTTTGCTCAGAGTGGACTTCGAGTGGACGGTGTTTGAGTACGAGGAAGAGACGCATGGTTGCCGCCACGTAGTGAACTTCGAGGACGAAGACGGTGTTGACCGAATCAACATCAATGAAGCAGAGTACGACGCTCTCGTAATAGCGGGAGTACCAATAGTGAGGAAGTCACCATGACAGAACGACTTGTGTACAAGGAGAAGTTCGAGGGACTGGGGGAGTTATCCATCCGGTGTGAGCGGATCTTGTCATTCGGGGAAGAGGGCAAGACGGGTATCCCTGTTGTTTGGTTCGAGCCAGGTGACACCATCACCAAGTTCTTCGTGCTCTTCACTGGTAACGCCGCTGATGTTCCCGAACATATGGACTTCTTCCAAACCGTGTCACTTTCTCACGGTATAGTCATTCATATCTACATGTGAGGGAGTCACCATGATTCCAGAGCTGAGACAGCGACGGAAGGGAGAACAGGGGGAGAGGTATGACGCCATCCCTGTGTACGAAGGGTGTGAAGCGTGCCCCAAAGCTCAGTTCTACCGCTGTAGCCGTGACAGTAGCCCTTGGTGCTTCGTGGGGCATAACGAGTGGGCCTCAGGGAAGAGGCGAGACGATGAGCTTTGACAAGTTCGGGGATCTGCTCGACAGTGGCAATTGGGATGCCGTTGTCTGTCGTCTCCCCGATGGTTACAGGGGCAAGACATGGGAAGAGTGGGATGAGTATCTCAGCACGTGTGTCCTGATCATCGAAGGCGGCCCTTTGTCGGGGCAAGCTCGGGACATAGCTCATTTCCGTAACCCCCATGTGTATGTCACCCCGAAATTCAAGGATGCCTCTCAAGGGACTGTTCATGGTGCCAAGTGGGTGATTCTCACGAAGGACCAGTCGAAGGTGATCTTCGCTAGTGATCCCCACACCAGTAGTGATTGGGAGAAGAAGGTTCAGAAGATGAACGAAGAGGATCAAGTGCAACCAACTGGGCGGAGTCGGGTGACTGTAGACATTCCTCGACGTACCACTATTGAGGGGATCTGATGGTGGCAGATCGACCAGAGAAGCCTGTGAAGAGCCGCCGTTCCCCTGCTCAACGCAAGAACGATGAGATGAAGCATCTGGAGGCCGTCACTGAACGGACCACCAATGCCATCGAACTACGCAAGGCTGGATTGACGTTCAGGCAGATTGCAGACGAGCTGGGCTACAACGACCCATCCTCGGCCCACCAAGCCGTCCAGCGAGGTCTGAAGGAGATCCTGCTTGATGTCGGGGCTGAAGACGTAGTGAACCTGGAGCTGGCACGTCTCGACGAGATGACGGTTCAGTGTTTCGCCATCTTCCGTGATGAGGATGCTTCCTACGATCAGAAGCTCAGAGCTATGGACCGGATGCTGTTGGTCATGGACCGACGAGCCAAGTTCCTCGGTACCGATGCCGCAGAGAAGATCGACATGAACGTTTCGGGGACGATGGAGTCCCGACACACCGTGGTGATCGAGGGCAACAGTGTCGAGTACATCCAAGCGTTGCGGGATGCTCGTGCTGAAGTAGTCAAAGCTGCTGAGGCAGAAGGCCTTGATATGGGGATCGTAGATGCCGAAGTAATAAGTGAGGAGTCGATCAGCAATCTCCCCGTCCCTACCGTTGTGGACCGAGAGATGGTACAAAGAGCTGAACAACGCATCGAGAGTGAAGAGGTGAGCGAGAGTGATAGCATCAGTACTGAGCAAGATGACGAAGGCAGACATAACGACGACAAAGGCGTTCTTGTCAAGATCACAAGGGAAGAGACTGACGAACACCCAGGTGGCGGCAATGACGAACATTCCGAAAGCCAGCCAGAGGTTGGTGTTGAAGAGACTGATGGGGCACGGACTGGTGATTGAGCATCGAGGCTCGTCGCTGTTGGAGTACGAGCTGGACCGTGGTTACTACGACGAGGTATTCAGCCCTGACATCTAGTGATACAGTCACTAGTAACGAAAGGTGAACGAAGATGCTGCATGACTGGGATGACCTAGCTGATGACGAGCTGCTATCTCGCTTGATCAACAGTGGGATGGACGAGAACATGGCCCAAGAGCTGGTGGCAAGCCGGGAACGGGAAGGTGCTGCCCGAATCGAAAGAGCACTCAATGGACGCAATTAGGCTACGGCGAATCCTGGAGGCCAAGAAGTTCCTCTACCAAGCATTCGGACCTGAGAGTGGGTATCACGATCCAGAGGTAGTACGGAAGGTGGCCAATGGTGTCATCACAGACGATGACATTCTCACCATGCACCGCTCGTTCAGTCACAACGATGCTGCCGAACGGAACAGGCAGGACAGATTCCACCTTGCTTTGGAAATCCTGAACGATCAGTACGGGCCAACGGGCAGAACCCCTGAGCAAACGTGGATGGCCGGGGTTGCCAATGGCATGGTCAGCAGAGCTGATGTCATCACTACCGCTAGTACTGTGACTGTAGGTGCTCGGCAAGAGAGACGGGCTGCTGATGCCCAAGCTATAGGGGCACCGGCCCGAGAGTTGGAGAAGGCCAGGCAGCACTACGAGAAACAAGCGAGCCTGAGCCAGTCTGCACCTCCTCCGGTTACTTTCGACGAGAACGTCAATGCCCAGGGCATGTCGATGCCACAGTGGTCCCAGATCGTTACCTCCGATAGCACCAACGACAACTTCAACAGTCAACCCCCCATCACCATCCGCAAAGATGAGCCACAGATGTCCAGACCCCTGAACACCACTCGTCTAGAGGTGGTGGACGGGAAGCTGATGATCGAGGTGGATCTCGATCTGCCTGCTGGTGTGACCGCTGAGCCAGACGGTGACTATGCAGCTGGTTGGGAGGTAGATGTCACCTTGGGGTGGGACAGCACTGCCGACATCAACCACGATCCCGATGATCCACCGCAGAAGTGGGTGCAGATTCACGAGCCCATCTACCTCTCCATGTTGGAGGCATCTGAAACTCCTACCCGAGAGGGGAGACGGGGTAAAGTAACCATCCCAGATCCAAGGGGTACAAGACGTGACCATGCAGCAGGAACCAGCGACAGACCAACAGAAGACGAGGCGTGAGACGTTGCCTCCGAAACTCAAGGCTGAGCTATCTGCGTCTGGTGCGGTGAGAGTCGAATTCCCAAAGATGTTGTCACCAATCACTCACTGAGCTACCATGGTGAACTAATCACCTGAGGAGGTGAAACAGAATGAATGCTGTCATGACCCTGAACGAACTAGATGCCAAGTACGGCATCCCAGCCTCGACCCTCCACGGATGGTGCGAGCGTGGCTACATCCGAGCTACGAAGCTGCACATCGACCAGTCTCCACACGATCACTTGAACAGTGGCCAGGGGAACATGACTCAGTTCATTGAAGGCCGAGAGGTCGTCGTGGCCCGTGTGGCCTGTCTGCTTCGCCGGGACCTCAAGATGAACGTGTCCCACGAGAACATGTACTCGATGGCTCAAGCCATTCGTGTTCTGTGGAACGGAGAAGATCGGTTCATGTCAACAATCAATGGTGTCACCACCTTCACCGACGATGCTGAGGCGGCCTACGGGCAGCTGACAGACGCTGGTGTGGGAGCCGGGTACATCGTTGACATGGATCGTGTGTCTTGATCACCTGAACTTCGCAACTCAGACATCAAGCCAGAAGCCTCACCCCCGTTGCAGAACCAGGGGTGGGGCTTTCTGCGTTATGATCACGGGATGACCCAGGATGAAGAAGTCATCAGCCCGATGATCGAGAAGTTCGGCCCAGCGCCAGATGGCATTGAGGAGCTGGAGTCAAGCACTCACTCGAAGATGCAAGAGCTGGTCAGCATGGGGGCCACGGGTTGGGAGCAACTGATCCCGCAGATCCGGCTTGAAGTCCTCATCGAGATGCTGTGTGAGCTGAAGGTCATCGACTACTGGGACTACCAAGCCAAGTTCCATGGCAAGACGGCTGAAGCACTGGCCGACATCATGGTGCAGGCGAAGAGGAAGAAATTGCTCCTGTAGGGTGAGGGCATGACTGACCTTGCAACTCAGGGGACAGGACCGACCACACCATCGTTGGTCATGCGGCGTCCTCCACAGACTGATGACGAGCTGTGGTTTGCCATGCAGGCCCTATTCGGGATGGAGATCCCACGCAAGAGGGTGTGCCCAAACCACAGGGCGCCGTTCGAGGCCTTTGCTGATGCATTCTTTGCCAGATACCCCGTAACGGTCTGGAAGGCCTCTCGTGGGTTCGGGGGCAAGAGCCAGACGCTGGCTGCTCTAGCGATGGCTGAGAGCACTCTCCTGAGAGCTGGGGTGACTGTTCTGGGTGGATCGTCCTTCCAGTCCCTCCGTGTGGTCGAGGTGATGGGTGAGATGTGGGATGCACCGCTAGCTCCAGTGGGGATGCTGGCCAAGGAGCCCACCAAGTTCGACACCAAGCTGATCAATGGTGGATACGTCCGAGCACTGATGGCATCCCAGAAGTCAGTCCGTGGTCCTCACCCCCAACGTCTCCGCCTCGATGAGATTGATGAGATGGAGTACGACATCCTCGAATCGTCTCTGGGCCAGCCGATGAGTACGAGCACTCTCACGTCACAGATTGTGATGTCATCTACTCACCAGTACCCAGACAAGACGATGAGCGTCATTCTCAACAGGGCGCACGAGAAAGGCTGGCCTGTCTACGAATGGTGCTATCGGGAGACGATGGAGCCTCACGGGTGGCTGCCCATTGACGCTGTGCAGAGGAAGAAGTCTGAGGTGTCCCGCCACATGTGGGAGACCGAGTACGACCTTCAGGAGCCAAGCTTCGAGGGAAGGGCCATCGACAGTGATTCGGTGAACCACCTGTTCGGGTTCGGTGATCCGAAGAGGAAACGAGTGGATGGCGAGGAAGGCCAGGAGTTCACCTTCGAGAAGCCTGATCCTCACGGCTACTACGTCACCGGGGTGGACTGGGCCAAGGAGAGGGACTGGACCATCATCGATACGTTCCGCACTGACTGCACACCGTGGAAGCGTGTTGCCTGGTCAAGGATGGGCCGTAGACCATGGCCGATGATGGTGGAGGCTGTGAACCGTAGGTGCCAGAAGTTCGACTCACCGCTGGTTCACGATGCAACAGGTGTCGGCAATGTGGTCCATGACTACCTGGACGTGCCGAAGGTGACCCCGATTGTCATGACGGGTCGACGTAGAACTGATCTGTTCAGCAACTACATCACTGCAATCGAGAGTGATGAGATGACCTCACCCATGATCGACTTCGCCTTTGCTGAGCACAAGTACGTGTCGATCGACGCTCTGTTCGGCAAGGCTCACCCACCTGACAGTGTGGTGGCTGGTGCTATGTGCTGGGCGGGTCGTCAACGTCAGATCATGATCACCATGCCGGAGTCTCTGGGGAAGGCCAACTACTGGTCCAACATGTAGGGCCATGGATGAGGTCCAGCGAGAACTGATGTGGTGGGTGCTGGGGATGTACGCCAAGTGGGTCGTACTCCCCGTAGCAGTCATCTTTGCTCTGATGTGGCTCCGGTCTCGGGCGAAGCCTTAGTGAGGAAGTACCATCTGACCACGAGACCTAAGGACTGAGGCATGACGGACACAGGTGCAAACCTCTTCCACGAAGCTGGTGTTAGAACCGAAGACTTCAACTACGACGAGATGACTGAGCTGGGCCAGACAGGCCTGAAGCGGTTCGGTGGCATCATCTCAGAGGAGTTCCTGGTCACCCTGATGGGCCAAAGGGCCGTCGAGGTCTACCGGGAGATGAGCACCAACGATCCCGTGGTGAGCGGGATGCTCCATGTCATCGACATGCTGATTCGTCAGGCTGAGTGGCACGTTGACCCTGGTGAGGGTGATGGGTCCGAAGAGGCCGCTGAGTTCATCGAAGAATGTATGCAGGACATGGCCGATTCCTGGGAGGACTTCATCTCCGAGGTGTTGTCCATGCTGGTCTTCGGCTACAGCTTCCACGAGATCGTCTACAAGAAGCGTGAAGGGGAGCAATCCCTCTCCGTGAACGAGGTGGGCAGGATCGACTCCAAGCCCGACAGCCGCTTCAAGGACGGCAAGATCGGATGGCACCGTCTCTCCATCCGTTCTCAGGACACCATCATCTCGTGGGCCATTGATGCCGAAAGTGGCGAGATCCTCGGTGCGTGGCAGCAAGCTCCTCCGTTCTACAAGATGTCCTTCATCCCGATGGAGAAGGCTCTGCTGTTCAGGACGATGAGCCACAAGAACAACCCAGAGGGGCGGTCACTGCTTCGGGGTGCCTATCGGCCCTGGTACTTCAAGAAGAGGATCGAGGAGATCGAGGCCACAGGCATCGAACGTGACCTTGCAGGTCTGCCGGTGGGCTATGCACCACCCGAGTTCTTCGACGCCAACGCCTCCGCTGACAAGAAGGCCGTCTTCAACGCAATGCAGGAGATCATCGTCAACATCCGTAGGGATGAGCAAGAGGGCGTGATGTTCCCTCTCGCCTATGACGAACACGGCAACAAGATGTTCGACCTCTCCCTGATGTCCACTGGTGGTGCTCGTCAGTTCGACACCAACTCGATCATCCAGAGGTACGACCAGCGGATCACAATGGCTGCTCTTGCTGACTTTCTCCTCGTTGGTCACAACAGCACTGGCTCGTTTGCCCTCCACGATGACAAGACCGACCTGTTTGCCGTGGCTACTGGTGCATGGCTGGACAGCATTGCTGCCATCCTCAACCGACAGGCAGTTCCCCGCCTTCTACGGCTCAACGGCATCAACGTTGAAGACCCACCCAAGATCATGCATGGTGACATCGAGTCACCAGACCTCCAGAAGATGGCGGCCTACATGCAGACGCTCTCGGGGATCGGAATGCCTCTGTTCCCCGATGACACTCTGGAAGCATGGCTTCGAGAGATTGCTGGGCTCCCAGAGAAGGACCTAGACGCAGAGCCGACATCGCCGTTGCTTCAACAACAGGAAGCTCAGGACGACACCAATGTACGAGACCTCATGGATCGTGACGATACGGATCGTAGACGTGGGGAGGATTCTGAGGCGTCCGAAGGTCACCGTAAGGAAGATCGGGAAGACACTGACCGACGAAGGAAAGAGGACTTTGAGCAGGCATCCCGCCAGCAAAGTGCATCCCAAGCTCAAGCTCGTCGGGACAAAGTGAAGAAGGCCATTATCACTGGTGACTTCAGCACCCTGGGGGAGTAATGCCTCTTCGTCGGAAGCCCACGGTTCTGGGCACGAGGCCAACACCTGCCAACCGACCCTCTCGCCCTGAACGACGCATCATCGAGGGATTCCTCAACCTCATCAATGCATGGAAGAACTCGTTCAGAGGTCAGGATCTCGGTGCCTTCCTCGATTCCATCGAGAACAACATCGGTGCAACACCGCTCAACAGGTTTCAGGTGCTCCTTGGCAATGTGAGCACCGAGGTGGAAGCTCGTGCTGGTCAGCAGACTGCCAAGGACTTCGATGCCTGGGCTGATCGGCAGTTCCGCCAGACACCAGTGAGAATGTCAGCTCACTTCGATGGCTACGACCCTCGTGTGGTGACTCAGCTCAGGAACCATGCAGCTCTTACGGTGATCGGGATCTCTTCAAACACACGTGATGCAATCACCAGGGCCATGGAAACGTCGTGGACCCAAGGCGTTACGACCGCTGAGACTGCCAAGATCATCAAGCCGATGATTGGTCTCACACCTCGGGATGCTCAAGCTGTCACCAACCTGTACAACGCCAGGATCAGGGCCGGTGATCCCGCTGCTGTAGCCAGAAAGGTGGCTGATGCTGCAGCTGAGCGTCACCTTGTCCGTCGAGCCAAGACCATTGCCCGTACTGAGTTGCACACTGCTGCCAACATCGGCCGAAGAGCCGCCTGGGAGCAGGCAATCAACGACGGGTACATCGACGCCAATGAGCTGGTCCAGCAGTGGCACACTGGTGCTGACGAGCGGCTCTGCAAGATCTGTGCCCCGATGAACCTGCAAACCAGGGCTATCGGGATGGATTTCACCTCACCGACCAACAGTGTCAACTACCCAGGACCCCCAGCCCACCCAAACTGCCGTTGCGCTGTTGGTCTGGTGAGGGCGACCGATGTGGCTAAGTCATTCACTGAGAATGAGCTTGTCACCATTAGTAAGTTCAACCCCTACCACGGGTCTGATGGTCGTTTCACTAGTGGCCCAGGTGGTGGATTGTTGGTTGCTGACATGTCTAGGTCCGCCAGCAACTTGGAGCAGGAGGAGCTTGAAGCTCAAGCTGCAGCCATCTTCGAGGGGGAGATCAAGACTGCCAATGGTGAGGTCATCCGTGCTGAGGTCGATTCTGTCTACGACTGGGGCGACAGTGAGATCTCAGTGGAAGGCACGCTCTACTACCAGGATGGTGGTCAAGCTGGTTCGTTCACTCGAACCCTTCGGCCAAACGATGGTGTAGTGGTCAACGAGTTCTTCGAGGTCAACTCCGAGCTGCAGGGCAGAGGAGCGGGAACCAAGATGATGGCTGAGTGGGAGGATTCCTATGCTCGGTCTGGCTTCCACACCATGGAGGTTAATGCTTCATCTGGTGGCAACTTCAACGGTGCCTACGTCTGGGCCAGGTACGGCTACACCCCAAGTCCTGGTGAGACCGCTCGGGTAGCTCAGAAGTTCCTCAATTCCAGCCAGGGCAGCATCGACCCACCGTTCATGTCAGGTTCTGACTACGTGGCGAAGTTCGGTGACAGCTTGCTCCCCGGCATCACCAGCATTCGTGGGTTCGACAAGTTCCTGATGACTGAGGACGTGGCTTGGAACGGGACCAAGAGCACCAACACCCTGAGCAAGTCCATTGCTGATGCTGTGAAGGTGATCAACCGCTGGATGCGTGACAACCCTGCTGCTCTGGAGAAGGACGACGTGGGATTCTGGAAGGAAGTTCGAGACGCTCTGAAGGTGACGATCACCAAAGAGGACAAGGCCAGCCATGGTGGGGCCATGATCTCAGTGCCCATTCCCGAGAGCCTGTCTCAGCAGATCGCTGTTGAAGGTGGCACAGAGCCTGGTGATCATCACATCACCTTGGCGTTTCTCACCAACGATGCCTCGACACTGAGTGAAGAAGACCGCAAGAACATTGAGTCGGTGATGGAAGCAATCGGGATGCTCTTCGGACCATCGTTCGGCTTCCTTCAGCAGGACTACGGGACATTCGAGCCTGGCCCCAACTCAGAGGGGATGATTCCATGGTGGCGGAAGCCCGTGGTTAGGAACCTGAGTGAGATCCGACGAGTTCTGGTTGCTGGACTGGAGAAGCATGGAATCGAGTGCTCCAAGAACTTCCGATGGACACCACACGTCACCATCGACTACCTCCCAGAGGGACAGCGACCAGAAGAGCCTCGATTCACACGACGACGGGAGTACTTCAACGTCGACCGAATCAGATTCACAGCAGATCGAGAAGCTGTGGATGTCAGCCTCCACGGAGCTATTCGGTGACTTTCCCGTCCATGACGACGGGTCCTTCTTCGATTGCCGCTCACCGCTGTGTAGGGCACCTGCCAGGAGGTACGTGGTGAAGGGACAGCACACTGGGAACGATGTAGTCCGCTATCTGTGTGATGAGCACAGGATGTTGGCCTGATGGCTCGGCCTCCACACCCCCAGAGGTTCGCCTTCAAGGGTCGGTGGAAGAAGGCTCCCTATGACACCCCGGTCGAGGTTCTCTTCCGTCGTCCTGGCAAGATTGAGGGCGATCGAGGCTTCAGGAACGTGTTCTCTGACTGTCAAGGGTCCCTTATCAGATATGAAGGAACCCCTGTACTCATCGATCATTCAGACCCACTGGCTGTGTGGATCGTGGCTCTCAGATTCCTGAAGATCACGGAGACCGAGGGTGCAGTGCCTACTATGACCAGGGATGAGCGGTTCCGTCACCTGTCCAGAGGGTGGGAACTACACAAGAACAAGATGGTGATGAAGTGACTGACTGTGAGATCATCAAGACCAACGATGACCGCCAGCTTGTCTTTGGCTGGGCTCAGGTCTACAAGGACAAGGAAGGCAAGCTCCTTGTAGATCATGATGGTGACTACATCCGGCATGAGGACGATCTTGAGCGTGCCGCCTATGACTTCGTACTGAAGAGCCGTGACGGAGGCGTTGAGCATGTTCAGAAGGGTGTTGCCACTCTGGTCGAGAGTGTGGTCTTCACCAAGGAGAAGATGGCCGCTCTTGGAATCAAGGAAGGGACTGTGCCTGAAGGCTGGTGGGTGGGGTACAAGGTCCACGACGATTCGGTCTGGAAGGGCGTGAAGAGTGGCCGATACAAGATGTTCTCCGTCCATGGGAAGGGCCGTCGTCGGCAAGCTCCTCCCACCGTGGCCGCCAAGGTGGCCAAGTCTGACGATTCAGGCTTCACAGTTGATGGACGTGGAAACGTCAGAGGTGATTCCATCACCATCAGTGGCAAGCGCAAAGGTCGAAAGAATCCTGGAGGGGATCATGGTCCTTCGATCAAGTACCCCCACATCTACGAAGCACTTCGGAGGAAGGGAATGAGTAAAGAGAAGGCGGCTCGCATCTCGAATTCCATGCATGATCGTCAGATGAAGCTCAACGTCAACAAGGCCTTGCCCAAGGGTGTGAGCCGGGGCTTCAGCTCTTCCTCACCGGCAAGCACTCACCTGTCCCGCTCATCGGTCCGTCATGCCAAGAAGATCAACGCTGGTGGTGGGAGGAAGAAGCCACGCAAGAAGAAGATCGGATCACTCCCTCACAAGGCGTCATCTGCTCTCAGGGTGATTCAGCTTCGCCAGCGCAACAGTCTCAGGAAGACCTCGCCCACCCCGTCTGACGTTCATGTCAGTACCGTACCGGAAGATGATGAAGTGACCAGACGTCAGAAGAAGATTGCACTGGGCAAGGCCCATGTCCTGCTTCGTAAGTACAACATGAACCATGGCTCTGATGGTCGGTTCACCTCGGGTTCAGGTGGTGGAAGGGCCGCTAGCGGTGGCAAGGGTGGCAATATCAAACGTGGTGGTGGCACTGCTGGGACAAGCACTGTTTCGTACCGGATGCCTGGTGGAAAGGTGCGAAGAGTCGCTATTCCTGGTGGAACAAAGGTTGAGGGCAGGAAGATCAGCACCAAAGATGGAGTGCGTCTTGGTGAGGTCACCAGGTCTGGCCAAGTTCGGTGGAAGCCAAGTGTTATGAGGGCTGTGGGCGAAGGCAAGACAGGGCAGGCTTTGATTGATGCTGCTCGCAAGGGAACTGGTGGGTTTGATATCGACCCATCTGGAGGCTTGAAGAATGCCTGACGAACAAACAGAACTCTCCGAAATGGAGTACGACGAGGTTTCTCTGGTTGGTGCTGGTGCCAACCAGGATGCAAATGTCATTCTCAGCAAGAGTAGAGATGACACCGAAGAGCTGGAGAAGTTCTCAAGTGAGGACGAAACTGGCGATACGATCACCAGCAACGACCAGGAGGAAGCTATGCCCCAGATCAATCTGGATGGCCTTACGGAGGAGCAGTTCGCTCACTTCGAGGACCTTCAGAAGGACTTGGACACAGCTCTCGACGTCATCGATGAGTTGACTACG